AAAGGAAATTTTTTATTTTGGTTAAATAAAATTAAATTACCAGAACCTGTTAAAATGTATTGTCCTGATACTACAATGTGGACTAAAAAAAGATTATTAAAGCCTGTTTATTTATTACAAGAAAATCAAGCAAGTAAAATAAATTTAAACCTATGAAGGTAGGTATAACATTTAGCACTTTTGATTTATTGCATATTGGCCATATTAAAATGCTTGAAGAAGCAAAAAAACAATGTGATTATTTAATTGTAGGATTACAAATTGACCCAAGTATTGACAGACCTAATAAGAATAAACCAATACAAACTATTATAGAACGATACACACAATTAAAATCTTGTATATATGTAGATGAAATTATACCCTATGTTTACGAAAAAGATATTATAGACATTATACAATCCTATAGTATTGATATTAGAATTATAGGAGAAGAATATAAATATAAGACATATACAGGTAAAAATGAATGTAAAAATTTAGGTATAAAATTATACTACAATAAAAGACAACATAGGTTTAGCTCCACATATTTACGTAAACATATTTATTATACAGAAAAAAATAAAAAATAATTTTTTTTATAAATATAATTTGTATATATTTGTTATATAATAAAACAAACAATATGTACGAAATAAAAAATTACGTTAAAGAATATTACTTAAGAGGTAAACTAATTGGTAAAATTATCTTAGATAAACCAGACAGAGAAAAACTTGGTTACCCTGGTAAAAGGTTAGAGGTATTAACAGAAGATACCCAATTTAAAAACAAAATATACAAAGCAGGTACAGAAGTACACACAGAAACATCTCCTATTTGTGGTAAGGTACTTGGTACACAAGCAGAAAAATTTAGAATATTAGCAAACTCAAGAATAAAATTTTAATTATGTATAAATTAGACAAATACAAACAGAATTTAACCATACACGGTAATAAGGTATGGAGTTACACAACACACGTTGCAACTATTAATGGCAATAAATTACAACAATTAGGCTATTGGTCACAGACAACACAAAAACATATTAATTATGTTGCTAAAGAACTTAATTTAGTATTGGTAAAATGAAATATAATTCAGATTTTAAATACGATTTAAAAGTTGGTCAAGTAGGTGAAAAATACTTAGCTAATATTTTAGAGAATGAAACCATAGAAGTTAAAACAGATTATAAAGCATCAGAAACAGGCAATATATTTATTGAATATTTTAGCAGAGGCAAACCAAGTGGATTAGCTACAAGCACATCCAAGTGGTATGCTTTTATAATAAGCAACGATAATATTATCTTAATTAAAACAGATAAGCTAAAAGATATTTGTAGAAAATATTTTTGGAGTGACAGAGATGTTAAGGGTGGAGATAATAATACAAGTCAAGGAATTTTACTACCATTAAACGAAATAATATAAAAATATGTATAAAGAAAATAACGCATTTGAAAATCAAATATTTGACCATTACAGGCAACAAGCAAAAAAAATTAATAAAGCAATAGAATTATTAATAGAACATAATTATACTGTGCTTGATTTACAAGGACAAATTATAAATAAAGAAACTATTGATAATGAAAATAAACCTTTTGTATCTCCAACAAGATATAGCCAAAGAAATAAAGAATGATATTATTATTTGATGCTGATAGTTTAATTTTTGCAAGTTGTTGTAGAACCAAGAATTTACCTGATGAATCTCCATTTTATATAAACATAGATGATGCTATTACTAAATTCGATGAGCAGTTTATGAAAATTGTAAATGATTTAGAGGAAAAATATGATATTGATAAAATTATAACCTTTAATGGATGTAAGGGTAATTTTAGAAAACTATTAACTAAAAACTATAAAGCCAATAGAAAAAAACAAGAACTACCACCATTATTACATAAAATGCACCAGTATGTTAAAGACACATACGATAGTAAATATGGATTTGGTATCGAAACAGATGATATGGTAGCAAGGTATTGGTATACGCTAAGCAAAGAATTTGGTAGAGATAACGTAATGATTATTAGTATTGATAAAGATTATAAACAATTCCCTTGTTTAATGTATAATTATCATCCTAAGCATAAAAGAATATTAGATATTTCTAAGCAAGAGGCATTATATAATTTTTATGAGCAAATGATTATAGGCGATACAGCAGATAATGTAAACTTTTTTAAAGGTAAGGGTAAAAAATTTGCTGAAAAATATTACAAAGATTGTACTACAAAATATCAATATACTAAAAAATTATATGAATTATTTAAACAAGAATATAAAAGCAAAGCAAAATTAAAATATATTGAATGTTACACATTACTTAAATTAAGAACTAATTAATGCAAGAACAACAAACGATAGAGGATTATTTATATTTTATTAATTATAGAAATAATTTAACACAATTTATTATACATAACTGTACATACGAAAGAAACAAAAAACGACATAATAGAATAAATTTTAACGAAAGAGAACTATTAGGTTTATTAAAAGAATTAAACAGAATCAATTTATATATTAACCTTAACAAAGACAAAAATGAAAAACACAGAATTACAGAGAGGACAATTTAATCCTTATTATGAAATTAACAATTTAAAAATGGCAGAATCAAATAGAGATATGATGCCTATTCATTCACAAAATTTTAAATCAAAATTAAATGAATATGGTTGGTTAATGCCAATTGTAATTTCACACAATGGAGATGTTATTGAAGGACATCATAGAATTGAAAGTGCTAAATTATTAAAACAAAAAACTATACCTGCATATGTTATTGATTGGGTAGATACTAAAATACAAAAAGAACATCTTGATTGTATTATTAGTTTAAATAATGGTAATAAAGCTTGGAAAATGTTAGATTATTTAAAAGCATTTTCAGATATTAATAATGATTATTTATATGTATATGATAAATATTTATTAAATCAAGATAACATTACAGTTGGAAATATTATAAATCTTTATTTTAAACCTTGTAGCCCACAAGTAAATAATAAATTTAAAAAAGGAGAATTAAAATTAAAAGACAAAAAATTCTCAGATTACTTATTAAATGAAATTTGTGAGTTAGTAGAGGAATATTCAAAATCAAAAGTTGTTACATATTGTATTAGAGAATTTATATCTTTATGTTATGGTAAAGCAAAAAAAGATAAAAAAGCTATTAAATATCTAATAAAAGAATATAAGAAAATAATTAAAATTAATCATCCTGCTGCATCATCTATAAAAATGTTTAAACCAATTATGATTAATAATTTAAAGTATTATAATAGAAACCATAAATAAATTACGTTATATATATAGTTATGATAGAAAAAATAGATATAAAAAAGATTTTTCAAAATCCTATGAATCCAAGAATTATTAAGGATTTTAAATTTAAAAAATTAGTAAAAAGCATTAAAGAATTCCCTGAGATGCTTGAATTAAGACCTATAATAGTAAATCAAGAAGGTGGTATTATTGGTGGTAATATGAGATATAGAGCTTGTAAAGAGCTTGGACTAAAAGAAGTTTTTATTATAAGAGCAGAAAACTTAACTGATAAACAAATAGAGCAATTTATTATAAAAGATAATGTTGGCTTTGGAGAATGGGATTGGGATATGATTGCTAATGGTTGGGATACTCAAGAAATAACTGATTGGGGGTTAGATATAAAAACATTTGGTGAGAATATTGCAACAGATGAATGGGTAGGAATGCCTGACTTTGAACAAGAAGACAATATGCCTAAAAATAGAATAATGGTATCGTTTGAAAATGATGAGGATAGAATGGAATTTGGTAAATTAATAGGCCAAAACATTACTAAAGACACTAAATCAATATGGCACCCTAAATTAACAGTAGATAAAGTAAAGGATTTAAGATATTAAAATGAATCCTAAATATCCATTATACATACCATCAAAGGGTAGATATGAAATTAGATTAACAAGTGATTATCTAATTTATATGAAAGTTCCACATTATATTATAATCGAAGAACAAGAATATGAATTGTATAAAAAACATATTAATAGTAAATTAGTTACATTATTAATATTAGATAAAAAATATCAAGAAGAATATGAAACCTTAGATGATTTAGGAGATAGTAAAAGTAAGGGACCAGGTGCAGCAAGAAATTTTGCTTGGCAACATTCTATTGATAATGGCTTTGATTGGCATTGGGTTATGGATGACAATATTAGTTCATTTTATAGGGCACATAAAAACAGACAAATAAAAGTAAGTAATGGTGCTATATTTAAAGCTATGGAGGATTTTTGCTTACGCTATGAAAATTTATTTATGGCAGGACCAAACTATTATATGTTTCAAGTAGCAAAACAAAAACGACCACCATTTGTAGCTAACACAAGAATTTATAGTTGTAATTTTATTCGCAACGACATACCTTATAGATGGAGAGGTAGATATAACGAAGATACTATTTTGTCATTAGATATATTAAAAGATGGTTTTTGCACAGTACAGTTTAATGCTTTTTTACAAGCTAAAGTTAGAACAAGTGTATTAAGAGGTGGAAATAGTGGAGAGTTTTACGATAAAGAAGGTACACTCCCAAAATCAAAAATGCTTCAAGATGTATATCCTGAATATGCAAAAGTAAAATGGAGATTTAGTCGAATACATCATTATGTAGATTATACACCATTTAAACATAATAAGTTAATACGAAAAGCAGATATTAATTGGGATAAATTAAAGCCAAATAATTATGGTATGAAAATTAAAAAAATAAAAAAATGAACAAAAGTAGACATATAAAAAAGGAATCAATGTTAAAAGCATTAGAAAATAGTTTAGGTGTTGTTACAGTAGCTTGTAGGAATGCAGAGATACCAAGAAGTACATTTTATAAATGGCTAAACGAAGATGAAGATTTTGCTAAGGAAGTTTCAGACATAGAAAACATTGCACTTGATTTTGCTGAAAGCCAATTACACACACAAATAAGAGGTAATAATACATCAGCAACTATATTTTATTTAAAAACTAAAGGTAAAAAAAGAGGATATATTGAAAGACAAGAAATAACAGGAGCAGATGGAATGCCTACTAACTTTCAAATAGAGATAATTGACAAAACCGAAGATACAGACTAATGTTGTTTATAAGCATTTAGTTAATAGTAATAAAAAGATTGTTGTTGAGCAAGGTGGTACTCGTAGTGGTAAAACCTACAATATACTTTTATTTATTATATTNCATTATTGCACTAATAATACAGGTAAAATTATAACNATATGTCGTAAAACATTTCCAAGTTTACGAGCAACTGTATTAAGAGATTTTTTACAAATACTAAATACATACGAAATATATAGGGATGAATTTCATAATAAAAGTAGTAGCGAATATCATTTATTTGGAAATTTAATAGAATTTACATCCCTCGACCAATCACAAAAAATTAGAGGTCGTAAAAGAGATTTACTATTTATAAACGAGGGTAATGAGTTATATTGGGAAGATTGGCAACAATTGATATTTAGAACACAAGAACGTATTATACTTGACTTTAACCCATCAGATGAATACCATTGGATTTATGATAATGTTATAACAAGAGAAGATTGTGATTTTTATAAAACAACTTATTTAGATAATCCATTTTTAGAGGATATAATTAAAGAAGAAATAGAAAGGTTAAAAGAAACAGATGACCAATATTGGCAAATATATGGGTTAGGAGAACGAGCAACTAGCATAAATACTATATTTAAATATTCAGAGGTTAATAAAATACCAGAGGATTGTAAATTAATAGCATATGGAATGGACTTTGGTTATAGTAATGACCCTACTACACTTGTAAGTGTTTTTGTTAAGGAGCATAGCTTATATATTAAAGAACATTTATACAGAACGCAAATGACAACGCAAGACATTAATGTATTTTTAAGA